CTGCCATGATTCTATCTCCTTCTAACCGAAATTCGTCTCTCGGTCAGTGCGAAACCATACCTGTAGGTACTTGATGATCCGCAACGCCTGTCCTTCCTGCTGTACGGCCCACTCCTCACCCCAAAACGGGCCGGAGATCACGCTCTCACCGAATGAGTCGTGCAACATCGCAAAGGCCATACTGTTGCCGGTCAGGGCCTTGATAGCCCGGCCGGCCACGACCCCTGCTATGTCGCCGACAATGGAGGGTGTAACGGTCGTCAGGTCAAGCCTGTTACCCGCCACCCTCACCTCGATGGTGAACGTCCGCTGGTACTCGCCACCGCCGCCAACCCGCAGCCTGCCGGCTGGCAAGCGACCGGCTGGACGGCCATAGCGAGACTGGGTGACACCACTTGCCATGTCCTTCACGCCCGGCGAGTGACGCCACTTGACGTTCACTGCAAGCTCGTTCTCGTACAGATAGATGGCAACCGGGTACGGGCTGTGCTGCGGCGGTCCCACCTGAACGTGCGACAGTCGCGCCGCGTCATCGGTGCTGATCTTGGTCTGCAACTCCCGGAGCAATATGGCCTCCATGTTGTCCAGGATGTGCGTGACGATGTGCCGCTCAGATGGGACCGTTGCCATTAGCTGAACCCGTATGCCCCCGCTTGCACGTGCAGGTCTACAAGCCGCCTGTACTCCATGAGCCAGCGCCTTGCTTCCTGCTCAAGCGGGTTATCTACCTTCTGATCGATTTTGATCTCCCATTGCTCCAACTGCGCTCTTGCCGTTGAGGCGTACTCAAGAGCCCGGTAGGCGGCATAGACACAGACGGCCTCCTCCGACCAGGCCCGAGTCCCCAGGTCCAGAGTGTCATTGGGGTTCGACAACTCGGAGCGCCGGGCGCCGTAGTAGAGCGTGATCGGCTCGGACAACGGCGCCCGGGGCAGATAGAGCTTGCCCTCACTGGGAAAATGGATCCGAAACCCGATGGGCTCGTCTTCATCTTGCCAGTAGGACATCCAGTCGTCTTCATCCAACTCGGTGATGAACTGGAACCTGCCCGCGCTCGCAAAGTAGCCCCGAACATAGGCGGCATCAACAAAGTCATCCGGAAGGTCAAACTCGTTGACATCCTTGGCCGTGGCATACTCGTGCACGGCGGCAAACGGGACCTCGGTCGTGTGCGCCACGATGGCCTGGTTGATGGCTAGTGTAAGCTCATCATCAGTCCAAATTGGCGTCGGGCCGGAATCCCGCAGCATGGTGCGCAGTTCAGACCGCAGGTCGGATAGGGTCGCCATGATTAGTCACCCAACCCAGCGTACCCGAAGCGGGAGACCTTGCCAGCGCTGTAGACCACGTGATACCGCTCCGGCATGAACATGTTGTACTTGCCGTAGAAGTCGTATGTCACGCGGTACTGCGCCAGGCGGTCGTCTACCGCTGGCGGGAACATGATCTGCGGAGGCTGGGCGAAAGCGCCGACCACAGCGCCGGGCGCGTCCACATGGATAGCCGCATGGACGTGCAGGCCCTTGGCGATGTAGGCATACACCCCACCTCCCAGGTCCGTCTCGTAGGACTTCTGGATCGGTTGGTCAAGGACGATCCGGTGATTGTCAGCATCAACACTGACTACCTGCCGGAAGGTCAGAGTGCCATCCCAGGGATGGGGCGCGTGCTGGATGTTGAACGGCCACGCAGCATCGCTTGTCGTGACACCGGCCGGGGTGGGATCGGTGAAGATGGTCAGAACATCCCCGACCTTGATGTTGCTCCAGCCACTCGAGCCAGCGTTCACGTTCCAGCTTGCCGGCGCAGCGCACTGAACGTACCGCTTGCTCACGCCAGACTCCTGGCCAACCTTGCGGATCTGCCGCACAGTGCTCGAAGATGGATCGGGAGCACCTTCGCCCGGCACGATGGCCGCCGTGACCGGAATCTGAGCCGTCAGGGGCCCCATGTTGTACAGGGTCGGCATGGGGTGGCGCAGGAAACGACCAGCCCCAGGATAAGCCCCGATCTCCCAGTTCATGGCCCGGCGGATGCCCCAGTCGCTGTACTTCTGGACCGAAATCCAGTTGGTATCATCGGTGCGGATCGCCAGCGCCTGACCGGGGGTCAGATACACGGTCGTGCTGGGCAAATACCCAGGCTGCGGATTCGCGTACTCAAAGTCCAGGCCGATCTCCTGGCTGAGCCTGATGTCATAGGTGTCAGTGTTGGTCAGGGCACTCAACCCATCATTCCAACTATGACCCACGATGTACCCTGGCTGCTTCCTGACATAGGCCCCCATGATCAGCCACTCCAGGTGCTTGACGATGGCGCCAGCCACAAACTGCTTGGTGATCTGACGCAGGACACCCTGCCGCTGGGCAGCACCAGCCTGTTCCCAAAAAGTCACGAGAGGGTCATGCTTATGCAGACCCATCCCACCGGAATGAGTCTCCATCGTGATTTCCTGCCGCCAACCAGCCGGGTGCATCTTGGTTACCCAGTAGGAGTGGTCACTGACCGCATTCCAATTGGGCTCGGGCGGGTACAGCCCGGTCCAGATCATCTTGCCGGTGCCCTTGGTAGACGGATCGGTGCGCACGGGCACAAGCTGACCAAAAAAGCTGGTCTGCTGAGCCTCCATGATCAAGGTAGGCACGTACCAGTCACGCTGATTCAGCGTCCACCCGGACCACGGTTCCAGATAGTAACTATTCTCAAACGTCGCTGCCATGATTCGCTCTCCTATTCGTCAGAGAACGCTTCTACCCCCCAAGCGGGAAAGGCATACCCGCTTTCTGACTGAGCGCCGAGACCTGGCCTGCAAGGGAACTGATCATCTGGCTCATCTCCGGCAGCCGTGCCCAGGGCATGGTGTATGCCGCAGTCACAGCCGAGCCGTACTTGGCCAGCAACTCGTCGTACCGCTCCAGCTCCTTGTTCAGCTTGTCGGGGTCTTCACGCTGCATCTTCTCCAGGTAGTTCGAGTCGTTGAGTTTGGCGTGCAGGCTCTTGGCCTCGTCAAGCTCCGAGTTCTGGCTTGGAACCTTGGGGCTTGAACCAGGCGTCATTCCCTGCGCGAGCGCCTCGCCGGTCTGCTGGGCCGCCTGGCCCACAACCCCCTTGAGGCCCTTGATCATGTCCATGATCGCCTCCCTTTGGCTTTCCGGGTCCCCTGTCAGCTTGATGTTGTCCCGGAACAGCCAAAGGTCAAGCCCCTCGCCAGGTTGCCCTGGCCGGGTCAGTTCGGTGATAAGATCGTCTCTCAGCTTCTCTGCCTTGAGTTGCTGAAACTCAACCTGCATCTCAGTCAATAGGTCGGGGGGCGGGGCTGCGTTCCCCTGTTGTTCTTGCTCCCCAGGTCCTTGCTGCTCCTGAGTGTTCGTGTTGGGGGCCTGCCCCGTGAGCCCCTGAATCGCCTGCTGGATCTCGCCCAGCGTACCCTCTAGAGCCGCGAAGCGTCTGTCATACTCGCGGTTCTGCCGGTCTAGGCCGCTGCGCCGGCGGCGCTCTTCCTCCAAAGCATCCATGAGCGTGGTGAACCGCTGCTCAAGGTCATTGGAGGGGTGCTGCGGCGACGGCTGCTGCGGTTGCAGCCCTCCAGGGTTGACTACCGGCACCGATTGCTGCGGTGTCGGGATGTTCGGTGACGGTATTCCCTGTTGCTGCTGGTTCTGTTCCTCTCCCATTTTCTTTCCCTTTCTTTACCCCACGGGCTCTCGCGCGTGGGCCGGATGCTGCCCCCGGGCCGTTGGATTGGCGGGTCCCCATGGGGACGCGCCCGGCGCGGGGTACTTACCTTTTCCTGTCGGCCTCACGGGCCGCCTTGACTGCCTTTAGTCACGCCTGGCTGTTGTGCCGCCTGGCCCAGGCTTCGGCCCTGTTCAGCACACTGCTCGCCGAGACACCCTTGCCGTGGTGGCGCAACCGCACAGCTGAAAGGCACGATTTGAGGTCGAAGATGGGGTACTTCCCCTTCCTGTCCCCGTGCTCCTTCCGCGCAGATTCAGTTACGTTACCCTTCGCTGTCCTATTCAACGTCGATCACCATCCAACTGATGCCGTCCCCATTGTTGGCCGCATCCATCCACATTTCAGATAGACGCCCACAGAATTTCATGGGCGGGTCTTCGGGTTTCAGGACCAGGCCATTGCTCATGGTCACGTCATCATTCCCATCATTGCCGATAGCGATGTTCCCGGTGTTGCCCGGAAGCGCCCGCAAGATATACTTGCGCACAGCAGTGTTGGTAGACACCTGCACCGCCGTCCCAGCCGTCGCCACTTTCTTCTGTCCGCTCACGACCACGGCACGTCCTCCTCCTCGGGCTCGGGCAGATCGTCCAGGAACCCCTCCACATCGCCTTTTGTGATCGTGCCATCCTTGCCGGTCCCAACCAGACCACTCAGGTCCACCCCAGCCTCAGCGGCAAGCTCCTCGGCAGCCTTGGTTGCCTTGGGCGACTCAGGCTCGACCTTGGGCAACTTGGCCGCAAGCTGGGAAGCACGATACAGATTCACGATGGTGTTGGCATTGCTGGGCAAGGTGGCCTCGACGTAGGCCCGAGCCTGCTCCA